TGTACCACCACTACCATTTTGGTAACCTTGGATTTTTGGTACAAAGTAGAATAATTTACCGATTGGTAAGTTCATAGCTTGTACAGAAACGATGTCATTCGCTAATAATTTAGAGAATACTCTTCTTACGATTGGGAATACAACAGTTTCAAATGAACCTGAAGACCCGTCAGAAGTTGCTTCGTTTATTAAGAAAGACGCTTGGTTCTCATATAATTGAGCTACGTTTTCTCTTAAGTGACCTTTAAGACCTTCTAGAAATCCTAATTTGTCCCATTTATTAATTGTGTCTTCTTTAATAACTTTAAGGTGTTTTAACCCGATGTTACCAACTAGACCTGATTCTAATAATGCTCCCATTTTTTTTGGTTTTTATTAATTTTTTAGTTTATTTTTATTTTAATTTTGACATTAAATCTTTCATTCTCAAGAACTGTGGATTCTCATATGTTTTAGATTCAATTAGATTGATTGCAGAACCTGTTGAAGGTGCTTTAGCAATTGTTCTTTCTAATGATTCATTCATTGGTTGAGATGAAGTTCCTGTAAGTTCATCTTTAATGACTTTGTATAAGTTTTTAGATTCTTTAATGTTTTCTACACCGTCAAATCTTCTTAAGATATTTATTTTCTCTTGTTTTGATGTTGAATGTTCTGTAAACAAACGAGTAGCGTAAGCTAAGTTTGAATTAAACACTGCAACCTCATTCAATTTATTTCTAAATACGTTAAGAGCTTTTCTGTATTCTTCATTCTTTTCTCTTAAAACTTTTAATTCACTTGTATTTTGGTTCTCTTTAATTGCGGTATTAAAAGATGAGTGTGCTCTTGGTTTTGGTAACCCACCTCTTCTGAAATTACTTCCACTACCTAATGTACGAGAAGCCTCTTTAGGTTCAACTTTTTTAGTTGTATTAGCAATTTTAGTAGATTGCTCTTTTGTTTCTGTTTTTTTAACAGTTTTCATTTTTCCTTCAAGATTTTCACCGTCTTTGTACTCAAATTTTGCTTTACCTGTACCCATTGTTGGATTAACTGATTTTTTCACAGTTTTAAAACCACCTTCTTGATTAGGTTTATTTGAATAAATTTTCTTATTTGGATTTCCAAATCCGGTTCCTTTTGGTTTAACAGACATTTTAGATTCCATCATTGTGTCATCTTCCATATCCATGTCCATGTCGTCTTGTTCTTCTATTTCCATGTCCATATCCTCTTGTTCTTCTAAATCCATGTCAACTTCTTCATCATCAAAAGAAATTTCATAAACGATTTCTTCATCGTCCATTTCTTCTTCTTCGTCAAATTCTGATTCAAAATCTTTAAAGTGTCCGTCTACATCCCCAATTTTATGACCTTTACGTCTTTTAAAATCATGTTTGTTTCCGCCCCACTCTTCATCCATTTCTGAATCTTCGTCGTCGTTATCAAATACTCTAGAGATAATATCTTCGATACCTTCAGAATCGTCATCGTCCATGTCCTCTTCTTCGTCTTCGAATTCAAATTCGTCGTCAAATTGTTCAAACATGTCTTCATACTCTTCATCTCCTTCACCAACAATCATATATTCTTTGTTGTTCTCTTCATCTTTTAAACTGATGTTACCAGAATCATCTTTAGTAACAACAATATTATCTTCAGGTCCCATCAATTGGAATACACGTAAGATTTCTTCATCATCTTCTACGTCAGTAAGGTCTATGGTGTCTTCATCATCCATATCCATATCCATATTATCGGTATCCATGTCATCTTCCATATCCATATCAACATCTACGTCGTCCATTTCTGTATCGTCCATATCTGTATCCATTTCCATGTCATCCATGTCAACCTCAGTGTCAATCTCCTCATCATCTTGTTCTGTAAGAGATTCTTTTACTAGTTCTTTGATTTCTTGCGACATTGTCGAAGCAAGTATTCCTTTTGCATTTTCCGCTACCGCTTCTTCCAAATTTTTCATTTGGATGATAGCTTCTTCAACTAAAGATTTTTCTTTTGCCATTTGTGTTTAAGTTATTTTAATATATAAATATCTCCCATTATCAAAAAAGCATTATTTTTGCTAATTTGATAATGAGTTTTTTATATTAATAAATATTACCAAAAAAATAAAAGCATAAAAAAAGGAGACATTTCTGTCTCCTTAATTAATTATTGAATATAAATTATTATTCTATCACTTCATCAATTTTACTTTCAACAATTGCTGTGATTCTCCATTCCATTGTATAATGCTCAAATACTTTCGTTACTTTAGCCTCTACGTCAGTTGGGTTATAACCACTCACTAATTTTTCTTCTCTTAATTTTTTAATCTTACCTGAGGCCTCATCAACTGAGTCCAATGTAATTTTTGCAATGAAATACTTTTCGTCCATAATTTTTTCTATTTAGTTTAATATCCTAAATAATCGTTTAATTTTTTCATTAAGTCAAGTGATTTATTTCCTGAATCACCAACATGTCTTTCAATACTCATTTTTTTCTCTTCTTCTAAGTTCTCGTCATACAGATGTTTGTCATCTTTATTTAAGAATAGATATGCTCCCGGAGTTGAAGGTGAGGACACCAAGTCAAAACAAATTAATTCAAAATCGTCTTGTACTTCATTTTGTTCACCAATCTTTTTAAGAGAACCTACACCTCTTGATGATATTCCTAACGTAACTCCTTGTCTTAAATAATTTGCCGCCAAATCTCCTTTGGTTGAGCAAATACCTCTTTCGTGGTATCCCGGTGATGTCAATAATTTAATCTTTCCCATTAGGACATTACCTTCCCACCATACTTCGGTGATTGAGTGAGAAACTCTATCTAAATCAATTAAAGATGATTCCGGGTGATTTAACTCTGACAGAGCCGTACCCTTTTTAATCATTTTTTTATAATTATCAGCTTCTCTTTTTAATATACGTTCAGGGTATAATCTACCATTTCTATTTGGTGTATCATATTTTTGTAATACAGCATAAAATTCAAATGGTTTTGAGTGGTCTAACATTTCATTAGATTCTCTTATTAATGTTTCGTTACGATTATCCTTTGGATTAATATATCCCGCATCGTATTCAACTAATATACCTTTTCCTGATTCGTTCGGTTGTAATATTCTTAAACTCATTTTAAATGTTTTAATAATAAATATTAAACATTATCGATTTGTAACGTATCTTTAACGGATTTGATTTTTTTAGTTAGATAAAACTTAAAATAATTGTTGTCATAAAAGTTATCATTGTAGATTTTATTTGTGATTTTTAATAATGTATCTTTAATTTGTTTTGATTTAAAATCGAGGTTTTCTTCTATAACATAGAAATTAACTTCTAAATTCATAAATGATTTTTTACCCAAATTTAACCCACTTGACCTTAAATCTAAATCTACAATAAATTTTGTATCAAAAATTTTATTATTTAACGACTCGTAAACCGAGTGTTTAACACCCCTACTTAAATTTAAAACTGTTCTCGACCAATTATCGGATTCATAGATTGGTTCGACCCATGTTTGTATGTTTAAGTAAAGTGATTTCAAGTTTACAGAATCAACTGTTCCATAAACAACTTTCGCGGTTTTGAAACCTGTTAGTTGAGAGGTTTTCCCCTTTTTCATTAATTTTCATATTTTTCCTTTTATTTTTAAAAAAGATAGGTAAAATAAGTCGTCAGGTCAAATTTTTCGTTATTTTGATATATATGTTATATATGTTAATAGTTAAATTAGATAAAAATACACCAATAGAGAAAGCACTGAAACTCTATAAAAGTAAAGTTATCAAGACACGTCAAAGTTCTGAACTTAATAAGCGAAAAGAATTTATCAAACCTTCCGTAAAAAAAAGAAACGTGTTAGCGAAAGCTAAACACGTTCAATTAAAATATTATTCGGATAACAATTAAAGATTCTCGTTTAAACTTTTAAGTTTAAAATACGTTAATTTGTCGTACTTCTCTGATAACACTTTTGTAAGTGTTTCATCAATTCTAGTTTTCACTGAATTATCTTCGGACGAATTCTTCATTGCTTTTAATTTATCAACTACATTTTCTTTAAGGGTGTTATATTTCAAGGATAA